GTTGTCCAAAATACCTGGTGTTGGATTTATAAAAAATTTGGTTAAAGGAGTTACCCAAGGATTTAAAACAGTAGGTAATGTAGCAAAAACAATAATACAAGCGCCAGGTAAGTTAGTAAAAACAGTATTAAAAGCACCTAGCAAACTTATCACAAAATTATTTGGTGCAAATGCAGCAAAGGCAGTAGCTAAATCTGGCAAGTTATTTAAGGTATTAGGAAAGGCAGCAAAGGGTATTAAGATTCCTGTTCTTGGTCCTATAATTGTTGCAGTAACTTCAATCTTATCTGGTGATCCCATAGGAAAAACTATGTTTAAAACTTTGGGTGCCGTATTTGGAGGTATGATAGGAGGTGCAATTGGAGCAGCTTTAGGTGGTGTTGGAGCACCCTTTGGTCTATTACTTGGTGAAATAGTTGGTGAATTTATTGGTAATTTCTTATATGATATGTTTAATGGAGATGAAGATGGTACAAAAGGTGTAGATTTCTTAAAGAAAAAGTTTGGTGAATTAATATCTGGTGCAGGTAAAGCAGGTAAAGCTGTCATGAATTTTGCTGTTAGCATGCTATCTAAGGTTGGTAATTTCTTTAAAGATGGATTTGATAGATTTATAGAAGACTTTCCAACCTTGAATATATCTAAAATTCCTGGTGTTCCAAGTGGATTACGTTGGGCTTCTAATAATGTACCTATGCTTAGTTTCTTGAAAAAATATCAAGATTCTGGGAATAATAATAAAGTTAATGTAATCCCAGACTTTTCTTTATTAACTCCATTTGGACTTCCTAGATTAATACCACATCTTAAAAACTCTTTCTTCCCAACAGGAGAACTAGGTGATGCTGGTATTACTGGAGAAACAGTTGTTGCAGGAAGTCAGGAAACAGGTCTTGAAGAGACAGGAACAAAATATGCTGTTAGATATTATGATGAAGATGGTAATGAGATAGATGCATTGAGCGAAGAAGCTGAAAATCTAAAAAAAGATGCAGTAAACGTGTTGAAGGGTGAGGAGATTTCATCTAATGTATCTGCTTCATCTGATGTATCTGCTGTTTCTACTCATGCATCATATGAGGGATCAGAAGCTGGAACTGTGGTGTTGACAAAACCAGATAAGAAAAATTATACAGGAAGATCAGGTCAAAAAAGATATGAACAAGCTATGATAATGTATAACAATCAAAAAGAGATGTTAAATAGTTATCAGAAAACACAAGTGAAAGCAAGTCTAGCCAAGATCTAATGACAAAGAACGCCCCAGAAGCAGCAGGTAATATAGTAAAGTTTCAGATCTCATCTAACTTTACAGAATATGCTGTTGAGTTGTCAGCAGGTGTGGTTGATTTTCGCTACTATGAAAATGTTCTAGCTAATAATGTGACTGCTACTGCTACAATAGTAGAGACAGGATATCAGGCAGATAGTTCAGGTGATGCAGGTGGGAAGCAAAGCACAGTTGATGGACTTCCTATTAGAGGTGGAGAAAGAACTGATATCACAATTGAAGATGCTTATGGTAATGAGTTAACTCTTGAAGAGGGATTGTATGTTAATAGACTTAGAGATGTAGATCCAGGCACATCAAAAGATGTATACTTTTTGGATTTTGCATCTAAAGAATTTTTTGCTAATGAACAAACTAGAGTAGTAAAAAGATATGAGGGAAATATAGGAGATAATGTTGAAAAAATTTTAAAAGATGTATTAAAAGTTGAAGCAGATATAGAGATTGATAACACCCTTGCTCCATATAATTTTATAGGAAATGATAAAAAACCTTTTTATATCTGCACTTGGTTAGCATCTAAATCTATACCAGAGTCAGGTAAAGGTGGATCAGCTGGATACTTATTTTTTCAAACACGTGATGGATATCATTTTAAATCAATAGATAAAATACTTGGAGGTGAAGCAAAGAAAAAATATATTTTTAATAATTCAACTGAATTACCAGAGGGTTTTGATGCAAAAATACTAACATGCGAAATTAATAGTGATGTAGATGTGGGTAAAAATTTAATGATGGGTATGTATAATAATAGATCAATATTCTTTGATCCAGTATCATTCAATTATGAAGTGCGTAGTTTTCCTGAACCTGAGAAACCTCAAACAGAGGGTCAAATTGTAGATGAAAAAACAACTCCTCAAGTTCCTACAATGAGACAATATCTAGAAAAACTTGAAAATGCTGAAGAGGAACCTGTGAGTGAATTAATTGCAAAAGAGTTTAGACAATCACCAACTAGACTTATGAGTTTTATTTTAGATACTGGTGCAATACCAAGTGGCACAACATCACAAGAACAGTTAGATACATGGAATGATGATAAAACTAAACCTGATTTTGATATCAAAGATACCATGTCACAATCTATAATGAGATATAATCAGTTATTTACAGTCAAGACTGACATAACCATACCTGGTGATTTCACTATCAAAGCTGGTGATTTAGTTGAGTGTAGTTTTCCTGAGTTATCAGGTGATGAATCAAAGGACATAAACTCTGAAACTAAGGGAATATATATGGTAGCAAGTGTATGTCATAGAATCACTCCCAATTCATCAACTACTAGTCTTTCTTTGGTGAGAGATTCATTTGGAGGAAAATAATGTTAGATCAAGGACTATTTAAAAATCATTTTGTAGGTAGAGATGGATTTATCTGGTGGATAGGACAAATTGCTGATGAGAATACATGGAAGGCAAATATACCAGGATTTCCAGCTCCAACCAATGAATCAACTGAGGAAGAATCAATTGGTTTTGGTGAGAGATATAAAGTTCGTATCATGGGGTATCACACTGCTGCTCCATCACAACTCACAGATGAAGAATTGCCATGGGCAACAGTCATGTATCCTGTCACTGCTGGTGGTGGAGGTAGAGGATCATCTCAAAATGCAAACTTAACACAAGGAACTTTTGTTTTTGGATTCTTTTTAGATGGTGATAACGCACAGCAACCTGTCATCATGGGTTGCATGGGATATAATGATTATCAGACAGTGATGAAAAATGTCCCTGATGCTAAGTTTCTACCTTTCAGTGGATACACACCTAAAGATAAAATTGCTACAACAGGAGTTAGAGATAATGAGACAGAAGAAGAGAGAATAGAACAAGCTCAAAAGGATGGAACAGACTTTAATGCAGTAACAGAGAGTGCTACTGGTAATACTACAAGATCAGACTTAGCATCTAGTGAACAAAAGGAAGATGGGCAGAAAAAAGAACCATTAGCAGTTAGATCTGACTGTAGACCCATACCAACAGGAAAAGTACAAACTATTATGCAAAATGGTTTGGCAGAAATACAAAAAATAAAAAGAGCAAAAAGAGATGATATAGTAAATTTGGCAATAGACACAAGTAAATTTGATGAAAAGATAGATGAGTTAACTAAAAAGATGGCCAGAATGGTGGCTGGAGAGATGAAATGGGTAACATCTCAAATTCAAAAAACTACCATTGAAAAAGTTAACACTGAGGCAAAGAAACAATATCATGAAGTGCCAGTTAATGAAAGACAACAATTAAAAGAGGAAGTTGAAAAGGTTAATGATGAATTGTCTTGTGCATTTCGTAATATTATGGATGCATTAGAAACACTGGTTCTTGGATTGCTAGAAGACATGCTAAAGAAAGCTGTAACTGCACCACCTTGTATGGCTGATAATATGATTGGTGCAATGATAGGTCAGATTGCTAATGCAGTACAAAATACTTTAAATGATATCCTTGGTGGGTTAGATAATCTTCTTAATTTTCCAAATCCCATTGAGGGTATGGATGTAGGTGGAGTAGAAGCAATTAATGTCATTGAAGATATTATTTCTCTTTTAGAATGTGATGAAAAACCTGGTTGTCCAGAGGTAACTGAATCAAGTTTGTGGGATGGTGGCACTGTTACTCCAAACACAGGTCTTAGTGATCTTCAAAACATTGCTAAAGGATTTTCTGGTCTATTAGATAGTTTAAAAATGTCTGATTTTAGTGCTCCATCTCTTCCATTTGGTGATTTATTTGGTGCTGGTGGATGTAACTCTGGACCTGTTGCTTGTGGTCCTCCAACAGTTAAATTTTTTGGAGGTAGAGGATCAGGTGCTGCAGGTAATTTAATCATTGGTGCTTTAGGTGAAATAATGGGTATTGATATGGTTGAAAATGGTATTAATTATGATAGAGATGCAAATGCTGTGATTATAGACACATGTGGAAAAGGACAAGGTGCTGTTATAAGACCAGTAATAGTGGAGGGTGGAATCACAAATATAAATGTGATAGAACCAGGCACAGGATATTTGAGTGTTCCAGATGGAAGCACAGGAGGAGATGGTAGAGTATGGGCAAGACCTGAGGAAACAACTATAACACGTGCTGATGGTGAAGTTGAAATACCTTACCAACCAGGTAATGTAGTAACTGTGCTCCCTAATGATACAGTCTTAATGCCACCAGGCACAGAGGTTATAACTGAACCTCTTGACACAGCTGATATTCAACAGGTAATAGTAGATAGAGTAACATCAGAACAAGTAATAGGAGATCAAATACCAGCAATACCAGTAGATCAAATAACAGTAGATCAAACTCAAGCATTAGGTTTAGGTGATGAAGTGGCATCTCAAATTGGTGGTGAGGAGAGGATGCAAGGTGGAAAACCTCATACTGTTGAGAGAGCAGGTAAATTTACAACACCACCATTACCAGTGAATAGACCTCAAGGTGATTATCCTATTTCAAGTGATGGTGCTTATCCTGCAATCATGTATCTTTGTGATGTAGTTGTAGAATCACCAGGTATTCGTTATAATGAAAATGATAAAATTATTATTGAACCAAATGCAGGTGCTATTGCTGTTCCAAAGTATAATTCAAATGGAGGTGTGGAATCTGTTAAAGTAACTGCTGGTGGAGAAGGATTCACACAAATGCCTGATGTTTATATTAAATCTGAGACAGGATTTAATTCAGAGTTAAAACCAGTATTCTGTCCTGATAGAATCGCTAAAGATGAAGTTAAGGAATATGATCCTCAGGGTAAGGTACAGTTAGTCACAATTATTGATTGTGTAGGACAGATTGATAGAAATAAATTTGCAGGATATGTTAATGGTGAACCCTATTATGGTCCTTTCCATATACATCCAGAAACAGGTGTGAAGATGGTTGGAGCAAGACATGTTTCTGAACAACATGATATAATAACCAGTAGACCTAATACTCCAACAGAACGTGCCTACATAAATCAGGAGGATGTAACCTAAATGTCACAAAGGAAGAATTATCATACAGTTAGATATGGCACCAGAGATGGTGAACTTCAGTTTGGTCATATTCATAAGGATAATAATGAATCAGCAGTAATGTTGAGGAGTGGTCATGATTTCATACATTATATAAGTATGGAACATACTGGTAATGAGATTCGTAAACATGGTACAATTTGCAGATCACCTGGTTCTTTTCAAGTCAAAGCAGGTGATAATGCAAGAGTAACTGATGATAATAAGAATAATGATGCTGGCATTACAATGGATGCTGTAAGTGGTGATATTATATTAAGAGCACCACAAGGTAAAATTAGAATAGAAGCACAGGATATAGAATTAGTTGCTAGTGGGTACAATGGTAGAACTGGTTACATAGCACTTGACAGTAATGAGAAAGTTATAATAAAATCAAAGAGTGTAGATATAAGAGCTACTGAAACAGCAAAATTCTTTTCTGAAAATAAATTAGATGTGGTTGGTAATGCAATTATGAACATTTATGGTGGATTAGTTGATATGGCTGATGGTGCTACTTCCATTCTTGGAAGTAAAACAGGACCATCTAGCTCTGAAGAAAATGCTAAGAGTCTTAAGCAATAGGAGGTAATATGCACTTTTCAGACGTAGAAGTTGGTAAACAATTAATTGTAGGAAATGGTACTTACTATGATACTCTTGGATTAGGAAGTAAAGTCATAAGAGGATCTGCATATATTGAAGGTCCTTTCTTAGTGGGAGATGCCAAATCATTTGGTGGTGTATCTGCAACAACTATGATTGCTAGAGATGTAAATGAAGAATCCAATAACCCTCCCAGATCCTTACATGTAAATGGTAATGCTCAGATTATAGGTGATAGTGGAACTCAAAATGCACTGTATGTGACTGGTGGTAGTAGTGTTGATTCACTTTATGTTCAGGGAGATGCTTTCTTTAGTGGTGCAGTTGATTGTGGTAATAAAGGTAAACTCGCCTCTAGATTTGCTGCAGCAGATGCTTCACCAAAACCTTTTGATATCAGACACCCAAGCAAAAAGGAATGGAGACTTAGATATGCTTGTATTGAAGGACCAGAGGTTGGTGTATATTATAGAGGAAGATTAAAGAATGATACTGAGATTATTCTTCCAAACTATTGGAAAGATCTAGTTCATGTTGATAGTATTACTGTACAACTTCAACCAATTGGAGCACATCAGGATATAATAGTAAAGAGATGGGATGATGAAAAGATTTACCTTCAAGCAAAACCAGGTTTTCCTATTAATTGTTTCTA